AGAAAGAAAATGTGGGAAGAACAAATGGAAACACTAGAACAAGATATGTTACCATTTGGAATTATAGATGATGGACAGGAAGCCCAAACATTTAAGGATGATAAGGGTACTGTGTGGACTGTGGATGATGATGAATCTAGACGGCTTTATCAGTAAATGGATCTATATCCGCAAAGTTAACTTCAGTAGGTGGGTTGTTTATTTCAGCAATTAAATTATCAATTTTATTAGATAAATCCGGCCTTTCCTTTTTTAATCTAGTTAAAAAACTAATAGAACCAGTTACTAATTGGGCAGGATTAACAGAAATTCTTTTACTCAATTTTCTTTTATTTGACAGCTCAAGATGTTTTGGATTTACACAAGACGGATTGAAGCAATTTTGTGTTATTACTTCATGGCTCGCCACTTGTCCACGAAACATCATAAACGCATATCTACTTGCTGGTATAGTTTTTCCTAGAACAGAAAACATACCATGACCGGTTCTATTTTTAGAAGCAAGCCAAATATGACAATTTGTATTTGTTTCAGAGCGATCAACTTTTTTAAGAAATCGTTCTTGTATCTTTTTATGATTTATTAATTTATCCATTGTTCTTTCTGTATATTTATGATAACACTTAATATTTATGATTTTAGAGAACTTCAAAATAATAAATAACTGTAATATGGTATAATAAAATCCATAAACCAATCTTTCAACTTATAATAGGAGAGATAAGATGCCTTTTACAATTAGTCCAGGCGTTGTAACCAAAGAAATTGATTTAACAACTGTTGTTCCTGAAATTTCTATGACAGAGGGTGCAATCGCCGGTCCTTTTAGGTGGGGGCCATCGTATGATCGTGTTACAGTTGCGAATGAGTCTGAATTAGCAAGTCGCTTTGGTAAGCCAGACGCAGCTACATATAAAACATTTTTCACTGCTGCAAGTTATCTCGCATATTCGGGAAATCTTAAAGTAGTTCGTACACCTAATACTACTGATACAAAGAACGCGACAATGGACGCGGCAAATACAGTCTATATTTCAAATGATGAAACTTACGAAAATACCTATGATCCAGATATGGGAGGAACACAGTCTGATGATTTTGGCCCTTTCGTAGCAAAATATACTGGTGATCTTGGAAATAGTTTAAGAGTTTCTATGTGTGGTGCAACTCATGCAAACACAAATAGTGATGGAACACTCAATAGTAATACAGATACCGCCTTAACAGGAACAGGAATTTTTACTGTTGCAAATAGTACTATAATCGGATCAGGAACCGCCTTTACTACAGAATTAACAGTAGGTGATGTTCTAACTTTATCTACTGATGGTAATACTGTTGTAGTTACCGCAGTTACATCCGCTACAGTCTTGGCCGTAAAAGGTTGGACAGCAGATGTTGCTTCTGGAGCAATGGTTCGTAAGAAAAGATCAGGATTTCAAGAACCCGCATCTCAGATGATGATGACTGCAGGAGCTTCCGCAAATGGAGTGACTATTACTGGTCATGCAAATACACAGTTTGATACTCAGTTTACAGTAGGAGATCTTTTTAAATTCGAAGGAACTGGCGAAGAACGAAAAATTTCAGTTATTACAAGTGCCACTGCAATGACAGTATCAGAACCTTTTTCACTAGCCGCAGTAGCAAACACATATTCACGAAGATGGGAATATGCAGATGCATTCGATGGTGATCCTGTTACCTCATCTCACGCACGAAGAAATGGCGGAAATTGGGATGAATGTCATGTTGTTGTCGTAGATGAAGATGGAGAATTTACTGGTGCAAATAATACTGTAGTGGAAACATATACAGGATCGGTTGCCGGTGGAGCCAAAGGCGAAGATGGTCAAAGTATTTACTACAAAGACCTAGTTAATAGAGGTTCATCCTATGTTCGTTGGATGGATCATGATGCATCTGGTGATACAGTAGCCACATGGTTAGGTGGAACAACCGCATGGGGTGGAGCAGCATCAGGTAATTTTAATGCAAAAGGAATTATTGTATCCGGAAGCATGACAGGTGGAGCCGCAGGTTCAACTTCAACGGCCGGTAATGTTCAGACAGGCCTTGATCTATACAAAAATACAGAAGAAGTAGATGTAACACTTCTAATAACAGGAGATGCAACAGCAGCAACCCAAATTCATGCAATTAATAATATTGCAGAATATCGTAAGGACTGTGTAGCTTTCATTTCCCCCCTTCAAGCAAATGTTGTCAATAACGCAGGAAGTGAAGTTGATGATGTAGTTGCTCATAGAAATTCTATGCCAAGTTCATCTTATGCAGTTATGGATTCTGGATGGAAATATTTGTATGATAAGTATAATGATGTTTATCGTTATATTCCATTGAATGGTGATATTGCAGGAACTTGTGCATTTACTGATGAGTCGCGTGATCCTTTCTGGTCACCAGCGGGGATAGATCGTGGAAATATCCGTAATGCCATTAAACTTCCTTTTAATCCAAATAAAACACAACGAGATAGTCTCTATAAGAATGGAGTTAACCCTGTTGTTGGACTTCCTGGAAGTGGAATACTTCTTTTCGGTGATAAAACATTATTGGCAAAATCAAGTGCATTTGATCGTATCAATGTACGAAGATTGTTTATTCTTTTGGAAAGATCCATTGCTAATATGGCAAAAGCATTCTTATTTGAATTCAATGACGCGTTTTCACGATCTCGATTCGTGTCAACCGTTGAGCCTTTCTTGAGAGATGTTCAGGGGAGAGGTGGAGTTCAAGATTTTGCAGTTGTTTGTGATGAAAGTAATAACACGGGAGATGTCGTTGATCGTAACGAATTCCGTGGAGATATTTACGTGAAACCATCACGTTCTATTAACTTCATTCAATTACAATTCGTTGCAGTTAGAAGTGGTGTAGAATTTGAAGAAATCATTGGATAATCGATAAATAGTAGTATATAAATATAACAGACAGATGGGGGAAGACGATGACTTCCGAAGGGAGTACTTACAAAAAAGACTTCCCCATCATCTTAATCTAGTCATCGGAGAAAATAACAATGGCAGCAGCAACATTTAATATTGACACATTTACCTCAAAACTTTCTAGAGGTGGAGCATTAGCCAGTTTATTCGAATGTGAACTTACCGCATCTGGTAAGGGCACTAAAGGAGACATTGGAGATTTTACATTTTTATGTAAAGGGGTATCATTTCCCGCTTCAGCTATAGAAGCAGCTACAGTTACATATATGGGAAGAGCTTTGCAGATTCCTGGTAATCGGGCAGCCGCTCAATTAACAACATCCGTTTACAATGATGAGAATATGGAAATTCGAAATTTTGTTGAAAGTTGGATGGAGAGACTTAATTCCGGAAAAACGAATAAAAGAGATTCCTCTTTCATAAAAATTCTTGACTATACTGGCGAAATGAAGATTCGACAGCTTAAAAAAGATGGTACAGGAAAATCTAAAGAGTATGTATTTAAAAACGTTTGGCCCTCTTCCTGTCCAGAAATTGCATTGTCTTGGGATACTAATGAAATCCAAACTTTTGATGTGACATGGGAATATAATTATTGGAGCTCTACCGAGTCAGGTGCGGGCGCATAAATAATATTAATGATGAAAACAAATTTACATGGGAGTGGTGATATCCGCTCCCATTTACACCTATTAGGAACAATGTATGGCAGTTGAATTATTTGGATTTTCTATAGGAAGAGTTGACAAGGACGCAAAAAATAAAAGGTCTTTTGCACTTCCCGAGCCAGAAGACGGCGCAATGGAACTCGGCCCAGCAGGCGGAGTATATGGCACGTATGTAGATCTTGAAGGTGTCACCAAAAATGAATTAGACTTGATTAGAAAATATAGGGAAATGGCAACATATCCCGAATGTGACCAAGCAGTTGATGATGTTATTAATGAGGCCGTTGTTACAAATAGGGAAGCTTCTCCTGTCAGCGTTAGCCTAGAAAATTCAAATCTATCAGACACAATTAAAGAAAGCATAAAATACGAATTTGCAGAACTAATTCGTTTGCTCGATTTTAGAAAAGTTGGATATGAATTGTTCAGAAAATGGTATGTTGATGGTAGATTATATTTTCATATTATTATTGATGATAAAAACCCCAAACGTGGTATATTAGAACTACGCCCAATAGATCCCCTTAAAATAAAAAAGGTTAGACAACCTAAAATTATAGATGGGCCTCATGGCGCAGAACTTGATACTTCTGGATTTCAAGAATATTATATGTTTAATGAAAGGGGAATTTCACAAACTGCAGGAGGTGAAACAGTTCAAATTTCTGCAGATTCCGTTTCTTATGTCCATTCTGGAGTACTAGATCCCGATAGAAAATTGGTTTTAAGTCATCTCCACAAAGCAATCAAACCCCTTAATCAATTACGAATGATCGAAGATGCGGTTGTCATCTATCGTATCTCACGTGCTCCTGAACGTAGAATTTTCTACATTGATGTTGGTAATCTACCTAAGATCAAAGCAGAACAGTATCTACGTGATATCATGAACAAATATAAGAACAAATTGGTCTATGATTCACAATCTGGTGAAATTAAAGATGAACGTAAGCACATGAGTATGCTAGAGGATTACTGGCTTCCACGTAGAGAAGGTGGCAGAGGTACAGAAATTTCAACGTTGCCGGGAGGGGAGAATCTTGGTGAGTTGGCTGATGTTGAGTACTTCAAGACAAAACTATACAAAGCACTTAATGTTCCCCCCTCACGGTTAGAACAAGACTCTGGTTTTATACTAGGAAGAGCAGAGGAGATTTCAAGGGATGAAGTAAAATTTACTCGTTTCATTGAAAGATTACGTGCAAGATTTAACATTTTGTTCAATGATCTCATAGAGAAACAACTATTACTTAAAGGAGTGGTTTCTTCTCAAGATTGGTCACTTATAAAGGATGCTATAATATATGAATGGGAATCTGATTCACACTTTGCTGAACTACAGCAAGCAACGATGATGAGAGAGCGGTTAGGAATGTTAGTAAATGATATGGGCTACAGAGATGCAGTTGTTGGTAAGTATTTCTCTCAAGAGTATGTTAATAAACACATTCTTAAGTTGAGCCAAGAAGAAATTGATAATATGCAAGACCAAATCAAAAAAGAAAAAGAAGAAGCTGGTGGCGGGGAAGAAGGAGCACAGGATCAACAATGGGAATTTGATCCCTCAGAAAACAAGCCAGATCTAAAAGTGATTAGTGGCTAAAATTTATAAATAGTATAAATATAATAGAATAATAGAGGAATTTATGTCTGATGAAACTACAATTGGTGATATCGTAGCATTATCTGCTAAAGATGATGCTGCAGGAGTAAAAACCGCAATAGGTGATGTACTTCAACAAAAGGTGATGGTATCATTAGAAGGAAAGAAAAAGGATTTCGCTAAAACTTTTTTAAACAAACAGAATACAGACTCGAAAGAGCCGGAAAGTTCAGGGGTAGAAGATGGCAGCAGAGACACAAGTACTACGTGATTGCGAAAAGAAATACATAGCAAAGTTTTTTTCAGATGCATCAGAATCAGATGTTAAGAAAATAGATTTATCTACACTTGCTTGGGCAAAACATACAATGACCTTGTCTGGAGCATCAACAGAAAACTTTAAAATTGGTGAAGTAATAACAGTAGGGGGCGCAGAAACGTTTCTTGTTACTGGATTTGCTAGTGGTGCAACCACATTAGAAGTTGTCGGATGGGATAATACAAACAAAAAAGCAACTTCAATCGATACAGGATCATCCAATGGAGATGCGATTGTTGGTGCAATATCAGGATCACATACAGAAACCCTTGCAAATAGTGGTAACTTGATAGGTCTAGAGTGGAATGTATTAGTTACTAAAATGCTGTGGATTACAAATGGTCTACAAGTTGCTATTGAATGGGATGGATCAACCGCAGAAAAATATATTGCAGAATTAAGTGGTAATGGAAGTTGGTCTATGCCTGGAAATGAATGGCCGGGAATACCAATAAACGCAACTGGTGATACTTCTGAAGTTTTAGGGGATATTCAATTTTCTACAACCGGACACGGATCAGGTGATTCATATACAATCATAATGGAATTAAAGAAACAAGCACCAGGCTTTGATATCCCAGCATACGAAGAAAATACTTCATTAGGATTTAGAGTAGATTACGCAAAAGGTAACTTCACATAATAGGAGAAATTAATGAGACTTATATGCGAACAATTAGAAGATGTAGAATTTATATGTGAAGATTCCAAAAAAGGAAAAAATTACTTCATTGAGGGCGTATTTATGCAAGCCAATGTGAAGAATCGCAATGGTCGGGTGTATCCAAAGGCAATATTACAAAAAGAAGCCAAAAGATATGAACAAAATTATATTTTACAAAAAAGAGCTTTCGGTGAATTAGGACATCCAGAAGGACCAACGGTCAATCTAGAGAGAGTTTCCCACATGATTACAGAGTTAAACGAAGATGGGAACGATTTTAGAGGCCGAGCAAAGATTATGGATACGCCTTATGGTAAAATCGTAAAGAACCTTATCGATGAAGGTGCTCGTTTGGGCGTTTCATCTAGAGGAATGGGCTCCTTAAAGCCTGTAGGTC